ACCAGAGATATCAAAGCAAAGGGCAACCAGGAGATGCACGAGGTCCGATCAATGATCTCGACATCGTAGAGGGTTACACGGAAGGAGTGGCGCACAGGTTAACTTTACGAAAGGTCTCAAAGAGAAGTCGACTCCGCTAGGAGTAGACCAGCCCAGTATGAGTGGGTTCCCCCTTATGCGCGATACCGAACATATCGGGCTCTCCACCCGCTTCGGCCTCCAGTTCGTCGAACGGTTACATACCGGGTTTCCCCGGAACCTTGCATCAGAAGGAAGTTCCATTCCCAAAGCTCCATATTCATGGAGTCCTGCATGATGCTACCTGCACCATCAGGGTTTTCGAATTTTCTTCGACAGGGGAGAAAGAAGGACTGGAGTAGAAAGGCTTAGTAGTAGATTCCACCGCTGACCTTTCCAGGAACACAGTAGAGTCGGCCCGTTGTCGCTGAGATTCCAGTCGCTGTGCCCCAAAGGAGCTTCAGAACTTCGTTCTTGAGTGCACGAACCGCGAAATTCGCAATTCCGGTCGTTGCAGCTGATCCCGTCGTACTCTGCAGGAGTGCTGACTGCTCGCAGGATGTACCGGTATCAACGGCACACTGTGCAATAGCAGTACCCGTGTTCGAGACAGACAGGATACCCTCAAAGGGCTCCAAGAACTTGATCGCTCCATTGCCATCAGTCGTCAGATTGATGTTCCCTTCCTGGCGCGTGAGACCTGTTCCATTCACGCCCAGGGGGGCACCAGCGGTGCAGCCCGAGTTGCACGAGTACCAAGCGCCCAAGGCTGCCTTCTCCATCTGTGGAATCAGAAACTCGACCTCATAGTCGACGAAGATGTCGCCCGCAGCGCCTCCATCAGTGATGAAGTCCTGCGTGCACATGTAGAGATTGCCCAGATCATAGGTCTTCACATCGAGATTCGTTGCGAGGACCCCGTATCTGTTGAACCTCGCAGGTTCATTGGCAAGCTCCTTCATGGACACCTCGACCTTGAGGGGGTTCCACACAGGACCCGCACAGGTCAGATGGTACGAAACGACCTGCGCATAGTCTTCCGGGCCAGCATCGGCAGGATCAAAGTCGATGCCAAGAACGACTCTGCCTGTTGTTGAGGCAGAGACAGCAGGGACAAACTCGAAGGCGAGTTTCTTGAAGCGATACCGCTCATACCGCGAGGCGATTGCGGATAGCCAGGGGAAGTAAGCCTCGAGCCCGGGATTGATCGAGAAACCATCCCAGGCGAAGTTGTCCGACCCAGTCAGGCGTTCCACAAACTCACGGTGGCGAATGATGATACCGCGGGGAGTACCCCGAACTTGGGGATTTCTCGTCCGTACGATCGTTCCAATCGCCCTCGGCGCGCGGATCGTACGATCCGCCGCACTAGCACCCTTCCGACCTTTCGCGCGTTTGCGAGCCATAGTGACTTGGAATTGTCACAGATGTCTCACGGGATGCTTCTTCATGAAGGACTGTACATCAGGCGGAATTGGGAGCCGTGCAGTCTCTCGGCATTTTGTTTAGCACGGATATTGAGTCCGCTGACAAGGCGGACACCGTTTTGGTCCACTCAACTAGTGAGCTCCGCTTGACCCCGTACTCGCAGACGCCAGATTCAGCGCGAACCATCGGTCGTACATGTTCGGGAGACGGACGAAGGGATTAGGAGGACAAGGCACATGGCCCGAAGGGAGAAGTCGAGCACCTAGATAATCGTGAAGGCGCTCAAGACTCATCGGTCGGAGCCTGTAGTCCTTCCGTAATTGGTTCCTAACGAAAAGACTGACCTCGTCGACGTCATCCATAAGCTTCCGGTCGGATAGACGGTTCCAGAGACATTGCTTCTGGAGCCACTCGTCCGTCGAGAGCTCATCCTCCGACTCAACCCAGTCACCAACCGCCCAGTGATACCGAAGGAGATCTAGGTCCGACAGATGAAGAAAATCCTCACCCGCGGCCTTACGAGATGAGTAGAGAGCAAGCGAGGGCTTTGAAACAAACATAGCCGCCACGAGTCTCTGCTCCCTCGTAATCCGAAGATCCACTGGAGCAAGCTCCATCGGGACTCCATACCCGCCTAGGGTCACCGGCAAGAACCAGTTGGGATGAAACCACCCGCAGCCCTGCTCAAACCTGCGGAAGCACATTGGTATAGTGCAACCCGTCCAGGGAGCAAGAGAGACCATCTTTCCGATGTCCTTGCCTAATTGAGTTGGGGTCGCCTGGGACAGACCCTGCTTCTTGACATTCATGCCAAGGAGCAGCCTCTGATTCAGGTAGCCCACACGCTCCATCCGGCCAGACACCCGTCGAAAGACCTGCGAGTTCATCATGCAGCAGTCAGGGGAGATGTAGTTCTTCCCCACGGAAATCTTGAAGCCAACAAGCTTGCACGTTTGATAGAAGAGTTGCGAGAGAGACGCCTCAGCCTTGAAGAGCATATCATCTCCATTCACAAGAACATGTTGGAGAAGAATTGCTCCAAGTTCGAAACG